AGAAGGTTTTCAATCAATCGTTCCTTTATATTTAAGTGGTATACCAAATAACATGATAAATCGTAAAATGCAGCCTGTGAAACAAAAAGTAGTTACATTGAATAAATCGGTTAGTTATTCTTGTGGTGTTTCTACAGATGAAATAGTTGATGAAAGCATAAAAGCATTTAGGATAATACAAAAGTTAGAGGCACAAAATTACAGGGTAAACCTGAATGTTGTTTTAGGTGTATATGAGGCCAATGGTTATTGGAGCGATACAATTAAAAATGGATATGCTATAAAAGTTAAACTGAAGAAAGCAAATGAGAAATTGAACATAAGTAAACTTGCTTTTCCTTTGGTACATCCAAGTATGCTGAGACGTTTGTTTTTAAGATTTATGGAAGTACATCCCGGGGTACCAGATGAATATACAAGAGGTTATGGTAGGCCAATGGGAGAGTCACTAATTCGTGAATGTTTTCCAAAGAATGAGATTTTATTACCACAGCATATAAGAAAAGATGTTGATAGTATAAAAACACTTGATGATTTGGAAAAGTTATCATAAAATATTTTGAAAAATTTTTAATTTTCCTATTGACGTATCCGAAAAATTATGATATAATGGTTATAGTGAGATAGGGAAAGAGAAATTCTTACAGAGTATTCAGAGAATATGCGAAAGGAAGTAAAAGATATGGCACAACAGCAACCGGTAAATTTCAGGGTAAAAACTCTTGAAAAAGGAGACAAGCCTGGTTTTGTACATATCGACTTAGTATTCGACGGTGAGAGTAAAGTATATTCTTACTATAGAAAATACGGTAGGGATGTAAATAATAATTTTGCAGTAGTTTCAGGTTGTAGAATAACTTTTGATAGTGACTTCAATTTGAAAAGTGTAACTAGAGAATATGATGTCAAAGGTCAGTACAGGAAGTCAACTGAGAACCTAAGCAAACGAGTGAGGGCTAAAGTAAAATCAGAGGGGTATGATATAGGTGTTGAGAACGAGGTGCCCTCAGGGGGGGACGATTTCACATTTCCGACAGAGGACTTTGGAGAGGACGAACCAGAAAAAGTAGCAGATGCTGAATGGGATAAAATCGAACAAGAAGAAAAGATTAAGCAGATGCTTAAGGGAGAAGTTAAACATGAGAAATATGACCAGATTAAGATGTGTTTGGATTGTAACATTCCGGTATATCTTGCAGGTCCAGCTGGTAGTGGTAAGAACCACACAGTAGAACAGATAGCTCGTGAGAATGAATGGGACTTCTATTTTAGTAACTCTATACAACAAGAGTATAAGTTAACAGGTTTTATTGATGCCGGTGGTGACTATCACGAAACAGAATTTTATAAAGCCTGTACAAGTAAAACAGAATGTGTATTCTTCTTGGACGAGATAGATGCCAGTATACCAGATGTTTTGGTATTATTAAATGCAGCAATCGCTAACGGTTACTTCGAGTTTCCGAATGGTAGAGTTGATTTCTCACATGTTCATTTTGTAGCTGCAGGTAATACGGTTGGTTCGGGAGCAGATGATATGTATACCGGACGTATGGTATTAGACCAGGCTACACTTGATAGGTTTGCAATTATAGAGTTTAATTATTCTGAATTGATTGAGCGAAAGCTCACAAAAGACAACCAAGAGTTAATAACCTTTATCCATGACCTGCGAGATACATCAAGTAAGAAAGGAATAAGAGCTACTTTCAGTTATCGTTGTATGATGATGGTAACTAAACTTGAGAAGGCGGGTATGCCGCTAAATCAGATAATGAGAATTGCGGTTATGAAAGGGTTAGACCAAGATACAATAAACACTTTCAAATTGTATGGTACAGGTAAGTATTATGAAGCTCTTAGTAATATTCAGATGTGAAGCCAATAGGCTTAACATAAATAAGTGTACAGTTGTACAGAAACAAAGAAGCCATAAACAAAATAAAAAGTAAAGGAGAACAAAATCATGGCAAAAAATTATTCATTAGCAGAGGCAGTACAGGTATTATTGGAAAACGAAGACACAGCAGCAATTGCGGACATTGGGAGAAGATACCCTCTGTTAGCAGTTAAGATTACCAGAGTGGCTGTAAAAGCCGGTGAAGAGTTCGGTGACCTGATGCAGTTTATGCCGGAGAACCTGTCTGCTAACAAGATTAACGGTACAATCAAGAAGGCTCTTGAGGATGCCTGTGAAGAAGAAGAGTACGACGATGATGATGCGGATGTTGAAGATGATGGCGACGAGGAAGAGGAAGAAACACCTAAGGCAAAGAAAGCAGCTAAAGCACCTGCTAAGGCAGCTGCTAAGAAAGCCACTTCTGATACATCAGGTGATACCGATTATGACAATTGGAACAACGCAAAGATGTACAAGTTGCTTGGTGAGTTAGGATTACGTAAGGATTGCAAAGAGAAGTTCGGTGACCTTTCCCATGACGCTATGCTGAAGTATCTCAAGAAGTATGTTCCGGATGGTAAGCCTGTTGAAGCAGCAGATGATGAAGAGGATGTTGAAGCAACAGAAGAGCAGGATTACACAGGTATGAAGGCTATTGACCTTTACAAGCTTTGCAAAGAGCGTAAGATTAAGGCTGAGCAGAAGAAACCCGCTAAGTATTATATCGACCTATTAAAGAAGGCTGATGCAGCAGCTGTTGAGGCTGAAGAGTCTGCCGATGATGAAGAGTGGGATGAAGAAGAGGACGAGGATGAAACACCGGCTCCTAAGAAATCTGCTAAAAAAGCAGAAGCAAAACCTGCAGCTAAAGGCAAGAAACCTGCAAAAGAAGCTGACGACGAGGAAGATTGGGAAATCTGAGACAAAGAGTTCAGTAGGTACATGAACCCTCCAGTCGGGTAATAATAAAAGTACTTGATAAGTGATGCTAAGGCTGGTTGATAGAGATGTCGGCCAGCCTAAGCTGTATTTAAGGGCAGGTGATAAAATGACTACACGAGAATTGCTAAATCTCGATTGCAGAGAAGATGGTTCAATGGAGCTGTTACAAAAAGCTTTGAGATTGATACCACCATTGGCCAAGTATAAGATTGAGGATGTTCCAATCTACAAAATAGAAAAAGCTATAATTGTACTAACAAAGAAGTACAATATGAGGATAAGAGAGTTGGTACCAGATGTTTGGGCAAACAAAGAAGAAGTGATTTGGCGGTCAATAATAATAAACGACAATGACCTCAGTACAACACAGATAGTTTATGGTTTAAGTCTGTATGAGTGTTTAGCTAAAACAGTTATCTGTATGTATTCATTGAGAAAGAAAGTCGATACAAGATAAGGAGGGACAAGCTGGTGGTAATAAGGATATACACAGATGGGGCATGTTCTGAAAATCCTGGTCCAGGTGGATGGGCGGCGGTATTTAGTACTCAGCATGGTTGTAAGATTATTTCTGGTAATGAAGTCGAGACTACCAATAATAGAATGGAATTATCTGCAGCGGTTGAGGCTTTGGAAAAGATACATAGAAGTTGTTCCAAAGATAATAAATATGAGTTGTATTCAGATAGTGCCTATGTAGTTAATTCAATCGAAAACGGTTGGATAGAGGTATGGAAAAAGAATGGTTGGCAGACAACTAGAAAGCAAGATATAAAAAATAAAGACCTGTGGGACAGATATTTGACTATCAGGCAAAAGTTGTTAGATGATGATATTGACATAAGCATTATAAAGATAAAAGGACATGCAGGTCACCCCTTTAATGAATATGTGGATAAGCTTGCTAAAGAAGAGGTTCTGAAAGCGAAAGCAAAAAAGCGTAGACGAAAGGTAGGTGAGAAACATGCTTAAATACTCAGAGGAATTTATGAGTAAAAAATTCAATGGTACAAATATGAAAGATGCCTATATGAAAGCTGTTAAATGGTATGCAACAAATGTATTGGCTAAGAATGAATTGCAGGAAGTAACGTGTTCTTTTGAAAAGGACAAGCAATCTCCAATCGTTACCATTCATTTGTATGTAACCATGGAAGAGGAAGAAGTAAGACAGGCTCACTGTCAGATATGTAAAGAGGCCCATGCTTCATTCTTTATCAGTGAAGAAACCAATTGTGCTTGGTGTAAGATAAAAGGTTATCAGAATAGATGTGACCAGAGAATATCTGTAAAGAAACAATATTATAAAGACCTTTTGAATAGGAGGATGTACGATGATTAAAGATTTATGTATAGCATTAGGAGAAGTGGCTACCGATGGTTTTACTTGGTTGGTACATACTAAGTTGGTTCAGCTTATTGTAAGATTTTTCTCAATTATGCTTGCTATTGTAGTTGAGTTGCTCTTAATGATACTTGATGTGATTGGTAGAAATTTGAGGAACCTTGCTTTATTACTTCAGATAGGTCTCCCTTATCTGATGTGGTACTTAGGTGCTTATCTTTATGAAGAACGAGGTGAGTTTGCAGTAGGTGGAGAATTATTTGTTCCACTAGTTGTATTCTTGGTAATATACTTTGTGGGTTCATTTGCTAATCATATTGGTAAGGGCGAAAGAATACCTGTACCTGAAAAGCGATTTACAGAAGTTGATGATGGTGAAGTATCAATACCAGTAAGTAGACAGGACGAAATGCTATTTTATCTTGCAGACCTTGAAGATTACTTAGAACGTAAAGGTTATATGAGCAGTAGGTCTAATAAAAAGAAAAAAAGATGATATGATACTGGACCTCCCAGTGGCCTCTATTTCAATTTGAAATATATCAGTTGATAAAATATATGGCTAAAATATCAAAACCTCTTAAAATTGAAATATGAGGCCCCGGTGATGGTTCGATATTATGATATTATTCTATGAAAGGAGTAGTATGAGTAAAGTAGCTGAAGCATATCTGTATAAAGATTATGAGGCAGAAGAACCGAAAAGGGTTAGTAAGAGAAAGCCACCAATCAATATGTCAGAGAAAAATAAATGTTTATATTATGATATATCATGTTCGTATGGTATTTGTGATGAATGTGAAGTACACAATGAAAGGAGTAGGATATAGAATGTATTCAAGAAATAGGTATCGGTATAAGCATAATAAGCGTAGACGAATTAGCCGGACCAGCAGAGTTAATAGCCAAAAGGGGTTAGTAAAATTATTAGTTTTGAATGGTATCATAATTGTAGGTGTTATGGTATGTACATTATCAAAACTCAGTTCAGCAGAGCCTGAAGTTATTATGAATATAATGTCAGAGAGCATTCCGGTCGAACAAAATAGAATTGTACAGAGTACAAGTATACCTAGTGGTATTGCAGAGTATGAAGAAAATGAAATTGATAATGTCACTGGTTCGTCGGTACAACATTATCCAGAGTTTGCATACTCCAAGGACTGGGATGCTGATGATATTTACTATTTAGCCAAAATAGCAGAGTGTGAAGCAGGTAACCAAAATATCCAAACAAGGACATTGGTTATAATGGCAATCCTAAACAGAGTCTGGTCAGACAAGTTCCCTGATACGATTTATGAAGTTATAACAGAAAATAATGGTACTACATATCAGTTCAGTCCTTGTATTCCTGGTCATAGTTGGTATACAACAGAGCCAAGTGAGGATAGTTATGAAGCTGTATCTGTGGTATTAGAAAGTAAGTATGATTATTCAGGTGGATGTACGTATTTTGAAAGTTGTGAGGATACGGATAATTGGCACAGTAAGAATTTGGAGTTCCTATACCAAAGTGAAGATGTAAGGTTTTATAAGGAGTATGAGGAATGAAAGCACAATATAAACCACCAAAAATAAAAGATGGTAGCTATGAGTACAACTCATATCCATATATCGAGGTAAAACCTTCAAATGAGCATTATAGAATGTGTTATTGTTGCCTCAGAAAAGAAATGAATATACACAAATTACGTCTTGGTGTAAATAATTCAACTACATCAATATGTATATGCGAAGAATGTCTGTTGATATTCAATGATTTGTTAAATGAGTACACGGACAAGTTGGGAGGTTAATATGCAGATACCTATTAGTTCTGAGTTAGAAGATTTAGCAAAGCAGTATCCGTTATCATATCGTGAAGTATATGCCTTAAGTATAGGTGTAGAAAAAGAGAAGTTAGAAACAGCAATTCGTCAGATAACAGGTTTTGGTATGTCAGTGGAAGGGTACTTAATTAAGATGTGTTATTTTAGTCCAGTAAGGGTACGGGAATTATTATATTCACCTTGCTCTTATGTAAGACCGGATAATAAAGTACTTAATGACATAAATAAATTAAAGGAGCAAAAGTAAATGGGTCGCATAATAAATATGTCTGATTACATAAAAGAAGTAAATACAGCCAAAAGGGAGATGGAAACAAATCCTAATGCAGAAATAGACGAAGATTTGCTTGAGGAAGATGAAGATGTAGAAATCTTGACTATGGGTGAACTTTCTGATATTGATGAGTACTTGAGAAACATAGAGGAAGGCTGTATGAAGTTAAGGGAGGTGCTAGGATTAGATGGGGAGACATTCAACAACGGGGATTAAATACCTCAACATAGATTATCAAAAGAAGTATAAACATACCTATAATGTTAGGGTCGTATTATTTGGTAAACACTTTATAGTATGGTCCGGAGACGACATTGAGATAGGTAGAAAAGTGGCTGAGAAAGTCAATGAGTTAATGTCTACTGGTCATTCAACATTTATCGACTGGTATGACAATAATATGGAAAGGTGGATGATAGAAAATGGCTATAAGGATGCGAACAAATAAAGATGAAAATGCTGTTTGTAAATGCTGTGGAGCCACCAGAAAACATTCCTTGGATATGTTTGATATTGCTTTTACAGACAAGCATATTATTACGATTTGTGACCTTTGTAATACCAGATTGTTTCAGAAAACATTAACAGCTGAATGTAAGGTACAAGGCAAAATGAAATCACAACAAGACCTTAAAATTATTCAGGCACGTTCACAAAAAGGACAAACCTACTGGAGTATGATGGAGGGAAAGGCATAAACAAATACATTCTTTCTCTTATATATTCTCTTTCTTATAAGTAATACTTAATAAGTTAAGTGTAATATAAAGTTATGAGGTATAACAGAATGAAATTAAATCTTGATGTATTACCAATAAAATATTGGGATATGACAACAATAATAAGTTGGTTACAAAGAAGAATTATAGTATATTCAATTATGTACTATGAAATGAGTGAGAGTTGTATAACAGATAAATCGTTTGATGAATTATCACACCAACTCGTAGAGCTTATGAATAGCAATCCACAAGAAGTTTTAGAACAAACAACCTATTGGTATGCGATGTATGATTTTGATGGTTCAACAGGATTTGACATACCGGATAGACTAACAAAGAGTGATAGAGGATATCTCACAACGATTGCTTCTCATGTACAAAAACAATACAGAGATAGTCGTTATGGTAACAATAAATAAAGTAAAAATTTGGAGGTAAAACAAAAATGTTAAACCTAAAGGATATTGTAAATAGAGTTTATGAAAACAACGTACCTGTAGCATTTGAAGTAAACATTCCTATTGAGGGTCCACATGGAGAACCTGCAAATCAACGTGTATGGTATGAGAAATTGCCGGTAGATGAAGCAACAAATCCAAGAGGTCTTGCATATAAGATATTCACATTCATTGGTAACCAAGTATATGAGTTACCTTATATGGTACCAAGACAGAACTTACCACTTGAGACTGTAGCTACAATTGGTCTCAGTCAGTTACAATTACTGATACAAGATGAAGCTTTTTATAAGCAGATGCTTGTAAGTTATATCGGTTCTGTAACGGAGGTAAAGTAAAATGAACAACAAACGTTCTGGTAAGTTTTACAGAAAGAATGAAGCAGAAGTAATGAGGTCATTGGGACTTGAACCTACACCAAACAGTGGTTCTGGTTGGATTGTAAAAGAAGATGGTCAGAGCGAAGATGTTATTTGTCAGTTAAAATCAACTGATGCAATGAGCATAAAGATAAACCTAAAGGATATTGAAACCCTTGAGTATAATGCTTTGGTAGCTCATAAACTTCCAGTATTTGCAATCCAGTTCTTATGTAATAACCAGACATACCTTTTGGTTAAACCAGAGGACTTACAGGATGTCTCAGGATTGATTGTAGGTAATAAGCCAGATAATTCAAGGTATGAAACTCTGGGAATTGAAAACACAGGTCTGGGAGGTCCCAGTAATGGTGTAAAAGAAAAGCCGAAAGGTAATAGGAAAATAATAAAGTCCAGTAAATCAAGTCGTGAGAGTTTCAACAGAGAACACGAAAAGAAATTCCAAAAGAAAAGTAAATCGGCCTTGTAAAGGCCACCGCAAAATAAACTACTTCGCCGAAAGGTGTTAGTAATTAAAAGTAAAAAAAAGAAACCAAAAGGAGGTTGTAAAAAATGTTAATTAAATTAAAACAGGTTGTTAAATATAATGGCCACAGTATATCAGCAAACGGAGCGGTGAATTTCAATGTAGTAGCCAGTTACTCCGAATTGGTAAAAACAATAGAACTTACTCAGCTGTTAAACAACGATATTGCTATTCTGGCTAAGTTACCTGATGAACCGAAAGCAAAGAAATTAGGTATTTTCAGAATAAAGCAAATCACGATTGATGGCGACGGCGAAAGCAAAATCAAGTTCGACACCTTGAAAGACTATGTAGAGGTAGACAACTTAAATAGCTTACCGTTGAACTCTGATGATGTAAAAGAGTTCCAGTTGATGTACAAAGCTGACGTAGAGTTAGAAAGTGAGGAAAACGAAGATGGCGAAGAAGAGTAACAAGTCAACTTACACAGAGATTAGTAAAGCACAGATTACAGACACCAGGAACATCGTAATATCTGATTGTTCGGCAGGTGGCTTTACTATAGCACAGCGTATGGATGTAAAAGAGGGAAAACATACCAATCAGGTATATATGAAAGGTGCTTTCCATATCAATGACATTAGTGGTCTGATAAGTTTACGAGATGCAATCAATCTGGCTATTCAGGTTGTAGAAGAACGTGCCGATTGGGATGTAGCAGAAGAGTAATAAATATATGAGGCGACTGGTTGGTGCTACAAGCACCAGCTGGCTGACTTCATTATATATTATACGTATATACGCGATAGGCGTGTTGGTAAAAATATTTTTAAGAATTTTTGAAAAATCTATTGACAAAGCGAAATATACGTGATATAATTAAGACAAGATAAGAAACGAAGCAAAACTAAGACGAAGTAGTAAATAATTCAGACGAGACGAAGCTCCGGAGGAATTATTGAAAAGTAGCAAGATTGCAGGTAGTTTTCCTTATCCTAAAGTATCAAGTAAAAGTAAAATAATAAAAAGTGTCTAGGAGGACAAAAGTGATGAACAAAGTGGTAAAAGTACTTGTAGGTGTAACAATGATGGCTGGTTTATTTGTAACTAATGTAGAAGCAAAAGGTATGAGTGAGACCGGTAATAATGTTTTGAAAACAGGTAAAGTGGTAGCAATCGAATATTCAGAAAACCCGGATAGTGAAGATTGGCTAGAATGCTTCGATAAGATGTACTTTGAGGTAGACGGACATGTTTATATGAAATATGATTTTGCAGAAGATATGTTTGTCGGTGATGATGTTTTGGTAATTATGAATACTCAAGGTACCGAAAACCTAAAGGATGATGTAATAAGAGATTGGATGTATTGGAGACCAGACCTGGAGCTACCAGACAGTGAATACTTCGGTGAAGTAGAAAATGGCACATGTATCGGTGAAATAAAAGATGTAGAAGTAAACGATGCCGGTATTATGATGATAGATTTTCAAGATAACACAGGCCTTTGGTATGAGTTAGATGATAAAGAGCTAACAGAGCATTTATATGATTTAGCCAAAAGCCTAAAGGGGATTGTAAATAAAAGACTGAGTGCCGAAAGGTAATAGTAATAGAATGCCAAAAGAGATTAGTAAATCAAGTGCCGAAAGGGGTTAGTAATTATGAATATGAGTACTTATAATGCTTTTATAGTTTATGCAATTAGAAGAGGTTTTACAGCACGAAGCTCAGGCGACGAATTTGAGTCAATCCAGTTGATTACACCAGATGGTCAAGATGTATATGATGTAACATATTATGATTATCATAGATTTATATATGTAAGAAAAACAGGTATATTTGAAGGTATACACAATCGCAGATTGAATGATATAAGTCAAGCAAGAATGTGGGCAGATGAAATAGCAGAAGAAATAAAAGCAGAGATAGAATATAAAAAAGAAGAAATGAAAAATGCTAATCTGAATTGCTGATGTAATTTACAGGTTATGTAAACAGAGTACAGAGTATGAGTTGACTGAATGTTTATGTTTGTTGATGTTGTTTGAGCTATTTGAATTGTTCGAACTGTATGTACAAATTTGAATATTCAGTCATTTCTGGTTATTGTTAGAACATTCAGACAATTGCTTGAGTTGTAAGAATATTCAGAATGTTTGCTAAGTTATTTGAATTGTATATACACTTCAGTCAATAACATAAGTTGTTAGAATTGTCAGACAATAACAGATTTTTGGTTGAATTATAGAACTTTAATAAATTTGAATATTTTTGTTGACAGTGCTTATAATAACCTCTATAATGATAACTAGAAAGAAACAAATAAATCATTTATAGGAGGTACACAACATGACAATGACAACTATATTATTAAAGAAAGAAGAAACACAGGCAGCTTACAGATTAGCAGATATTCAGAATATCAGATATGGCAAGGCAAAAGACTTCTATAATAATGAAGATATTCGTGGTAACGACATGAAGCCTGGTGACCCAATGATTTATATATCTTTTATAGATGGTTCGGTTGCTTCGTTTGGTAAAGGTTGGGAAATAACATTCTATTAAAAATATTTTTCAAAAAAATTCAAAAAACCTATTGACAAATAGAAACGACGCCTTTATAATAATAGATAGATAAAGAGATATAAAACTTTTATCGGTGTTCAAGCAGAGGACGACAACCTAACAAACAGTCAAAATAAAAATTTTTCAAAAAAGTGGTTGACAAACAACCGAACAGCCTCTATAATAAGAGATAAGAACAGAGGTAAAACCTCAAAACAAAATTTTTAGAGTTTGCAGAGTCAAACAGAAAGGAGCCTAGTATGGCAAAGAAAATTTACGAAATGAAAGAAATGACAATTGAGCAGATGGAGAATTTCGCAAGCGAAAATAACCTCAAGGTGAAAGACACAAACGACGAAACAAGATATGACCTCTACGATGGACGTAAGAAAATGTATGAAGTGACAATCGTAGAAGAGGCAAAGAAAAAGCAGGTACACGTTAGAACAGGTGAGACACTTAAAGCTTGGTCTGGAAAAGATAGCAAAGGTGTAGCTTATAAGGTCATTTATAGAAAGTCTAAAGATAGAGCAGAACTTTGGAAGGCAGAAAAAGACGAGGCCGGCAAGCTTCACAGAAATAGAATTATAAATAAAGACATTGAGCAGACCATAGAGGCTTATCAGAAATTTGCTGAAAGCCTGATTGCAGAAGCAGATGGTAAGAAAGTGGCACCAAAGAGAAAAACAAAAACCGCATAATCTATAATCGAATAAAGTAGATTTCATAGAATAAAATAATATAATAAAAACATTTACAGGGGCTCTCACACGAGGGCCCTTATTTTTTGTGGTCAGGTGAATTGTCAGACTATTCTATGTAATAGATGTAATATAAAGAATGTTCTGAATATATATAATAATCATAATAATAGATAATACAATATAAATAAAATGTATAATATATCAGGCAATTAAATGTTATTATACCAAGCTTTCTGACAATAAACATATATAGAGTAAATTGATTATACAATAAATAGAAATAGGGGGAATTGAGGACACCTCATGCACGCACACACCAAGCTTTCTTGCAACTCTGATAATATACATAATTTTTCTGAAAACATTTCTTATGCAATATATATTGATTTGCACTTCCACACAAATGTTAAAATTATCTGACAATTACACATTGCCCATGCAGCTTTCTGACAACTTAATGTAGGGGCCCCAATGTTTCTGACAACTCTGTGCAAGGGTGCGGCGGCATGGTAAATTGACTTGCTGTTTTTGGAAGTATATATGATGTGTTGTGTTGTTGCTATGCTAATGTCCAAATGCCCACCCCTCCCAACCACTTGCTTTTGTGAAATAAGTCGGTGTGCCAAAAACTACTGCTGCTGTAACTTTGAATTTCCAAGGCCCAATATTTTTCTGTTATACCACACAACGACAACAACCATAAGTGCTTTCGGTCATAATAGGACAATAGGTAAAATTGTAACATCTGGAACGGCTTGGAATGAGGACAAAACACAATAACAATGACTATACTATTTTGTGGTCAATACTTGTGTAATACCAATAAGTGAAAATGAAAAGCGAAAGAGCATAATATATAGGAAGAAATAGGCATACTACCTCGCAATAGAGGTATGGTTTTAAGGCCCCCAGTTCCCTAGTTTTAGATTAAAATAATTTAGTTGAATATTTCTATATGTAATAATATTATCTGTATTATATGTAATAATAATTAACTTATATAAAGAAAGAAATATAAAAGAAAGAAAGTCAAAATAAATTAAAAATAACTCTTGACTTTTCTTATCTATTGTATTATAATATAATTATGGTCAATATCTAATATTTGCTCTGTGAGTAAGTGATAAGTTAATCATGGTATAAACATAACAGAATATTGGAGGTAATAAAAATGTCAAAAGCTAATTACATACCAGATTTGGTTGACACCTGGTTGGAAGAGGATAACTTGATGCTCCTCGAAGCTTGGGCACGGGATGGGTATACCATGGAAGATATTGCCAACAGAATTGGTATCGACAGAAGCACCATATATGATTGGCAAACGAAATATCCCGAAATTGCACAGGCATTAAGGCGAGGCAGAGAGATTGTCGACTATATGGTTGAGAATGCCCTGTTGAAATCGGCACTTGGCTATAAAACCAAGGAAGTAAAAGTAACGACAGTAATGCGTTATGGTAAAGTGGTAGAAACTACTAAAGAAGTTACTGATAAAGAGCAGGCACCTAACGTATCTGCTATTCAGATGTGGCTGTACAATAGAAGTAAAGATAAATGGAAAAATATGAATGCTAAACAGAATATGTTTGAAGAAATGCAAGAAGATAGTTCCATTGAGGTTATTGTCCGTCGAGCTAGTAAGAATGAGACCGGTGAGTCTGAGGACGACGAAGCTTGGGAAGATGAAATGAATGAGTCTGTGGAAATCAGAAAACGAACAGCTGAAGAAACAGCTCAAGTTGAGAAGCAGAAGAGAAAAGAAAAGCGAGAAGCTAAGAAAGCAGCAGAACAGCATACAGAGTACTCGGATGTAAATGACGAGGAAGAGTATGACCCGAGTTTGGATGAATGGCCAGAGGATTGGGAGGACGATGAAGAGTGAAAATTGTTAAAAAGATAAGTCCTGCCTTTGAGGATTTTGTCTTTAACTGGGATTATGAACAGTATTTGCTCATAGGTGGTTATGGTTCCGGTAAGAGCTACGATATAGCTTTCAAAATTATACTTAAGTTACTTGAGGAAAAACGAAAGGTATTAGTGGTTCGACAGGTTTATGATACTATCTATGAGAGCTGTTTTGACCTGTTTTGCGAAATACTTGATGATATGGGTATTTTGGTGTCGGACATCAATGAGTTCAATAAAAAGAAGAACAAGTGTGTGGCACTAAAATCTCCATTACGTATCAGGTTCCCGAATGGTGGACAAATTATATTCAAAGGTATGGACAAGCCGGAGAAAGTAAAGTCCATAAATGGTGTGAGTATCGTATGGATTGAGGAGTGTTCAGAAGTAAACCCAGAAGCTTACAAAGAGTTGCTTGGACGTATCAGAACTCCCGATTGTTCCATGCATTTCATATTAAGTTGTAACCCGGTAAATAGAGAGAACTGGGTTTATACACATTTCTTTGTTAGAACAGATGAGCATGGCGAAGAAACAGTGATAATGGACGAGAACAAGTTCTATGAAAAGAAAGTAATAATCAAGAATGGCATATACTATCACCATAGTGTGCCAGATGATAACCCGTGGCTACCGTGGCAGTACTTAAAGCGACTCGACGACTTGAAGAATTACGACTATCAGTTGTATTTGGTAGCAAGATTTGGTCGTTTCGGTGCTTCTGGTACTCGTGTATTACCACAGTTCAGAATTGCCAAGGACAAAAACCGTTTTATCGAGAGTATCAAGATGCTTGGTCCAGAGAACCAGTATTTTGGATTTGACTTTGGATTTGAAGAAAGTTATAATGCTGTATTGTGTATGTCTGTTGATAGTAAACGAAGCATATTGTATATTTGGGATGAAATATATGTTAACCACTTAACAGATGATAAGATGGCTCGTTTACCCGAAATGCAAAAGTTGAAATCACGTCTTGACAATTACTACGATATGGGTTATAATAAATTATTGGTGGCAGATAATGAGGACCCTAAAGCAATTCAATATTACAGGCAGATGGGTTTTCTGATAAGGCCATGTAGAAATAAGTTCCAGGGGTCACGTCTGAGTAATACACGTAAAGTTAAGCGTTTTAAGAAAATATATGTTAGTCCTAAGTGTAAGAATACAATCAAGGAGCTAAAGGACCTTACATATAAGAAAGATGCTCAGGGTAAAACCGTTTATGACGAGTTCAATATTGACCCGCATACTTTAAGTGCTATTTGGTATGCATTGGACACAGTTACAGTTGCTGATGTTAAGCAAAAGGAATTTTATTCAAAACGAGGATAAGGAGGTAACAGAAATGAAAAACATCGATTGGGTGAGAAAGCTGACAAGTAGAAAGTTTTGGACAGCTGTAGCAAGTTTTGTTTCTATGATGATTGTAGCTTGTGGTGGTACCGATAATCAGGCAACTCAGATTACAGCACTGATTATGGCTGGTGCAGCAGTGGTAGCTTATATCATCGGAGAGGGACTGACTGACTCTGCTAATGCAGGTATCGAAGTTGAGCAGGAAGTCGAAGTAGAAGAAGATGGTGAGTAATTATGAGTGTTCAGAATATTCACGACAGACTGATGGTCGGCATTCGTAATGAAGTAGGTGTATGCTGCTTGATGGGTAGTATGAGAGCAGAGTCTGGAATGAACAGTATTAACCTGCAGAATAGCTACAATAAGAAGCTTAACATATCCGATGAAGATTATACGGCTGTTGTAGATGCAGGCGGATATGATAATGGGTTTATTACAGATAAGGCTGGTTATGGTCTTATTCAGTGGACTTTTTGGAGTCGTAAGCAGATGTTGCTTAAATATGCCAGGAAATTGGATGTAAGTATTGGCGACGAGAATATGCAGGTAGACTTCGCATTATATGAGCTGGCTACAAATTACAAGTCTATATTGGATGCGTTGAAAAATGCTACGTTTGAGACGATTGATGAAGTTAGCGACTTAGTAACAACTAAGTATGAGGCTCCAGCCGACCAATCAGAAGCAAAGAAACAAGAGCGTAGAGATTATGCTCGTGAATTTTATCAGCAGTTTAAGGAGGTGCCTAATATGGGGTATACTAATAGCCCACTGGTTGATTGTGAAAGAATTAGTCCTAATCACAGTGGAGAAAGAACACATAAGATTGACCGCATTACGCCACATTGTGCGGTAGGTCAGTTATCGGCAGAGAGAATTGGAGATTGTTTCCCGAATGGTAGAAATGCAAGTGCTAACTACGGTGTAGGGTATGATGGTAGACAATGTCTTATTGTTCCTGAAGTATATCGCAGCTGGTGTACATCAAGTTCAGCTAATGACCAGAGAGCAATCACTATTGAGGTAGCATCTGACAAGACAGAACCGTATGCTTTTACAAATGAAGCGTATGCTGGACTGTTAGAGTTGTGTATCGACATCTGTAAGAGAAACGATTTGAATAAGGTGATTTGGTTTGGCGATAAAGATAAGTCATTGAGCTATGAACCAGCCGATGGAGAATGTGTTCTTACTGCTCATCGTTGGTTTGCTAATAAGAGCTGTCCTGGTGATTGGATGTATGAAAGGATGGGTCAGTTAGCAGATGATATTAACAAGGCTCTTGGTAATTATGGTGGAGCAAATGTAGAAACCAAGGTACCAAATGATGGTATTACGTTATACAGAGTTCAGTGTGGTGCATACAGAGTTAAAGAAAATGCTGATAGACAGTTGGCTATTATTAAGGCTAAAGGTATTGATGCATTTGTAACTCAGGTTGGAGACTTATATAAAGTTCAGGTAGGTGCTTATGGTATTAAATCTAATGCCGAAGCTCAGTTGAACAGAATGCAGAGTCTTGGTTTCGATTGTTTCATTACTACGGTAACGAGAGAGAGTGAGTCCTTTGTTCCTAGAAAATCTGCAGAAGAAATTGCTGAGGAAATTTGGACAGGTAAATGTTCTGATAGTAGATGGGATGAATGGGGCTCAGGTGATACAAGAAGAGAGAGATTGGAAGCTGCAGGTTATAATTATGATGCAGTTCAGGCTGCGATTAAAAAGTTATATGGTTAGGAGGTAGGGTATGACTCAGCAAAATCAAAAAGAGGAAGCGGCTAAAGTGCTTACCACTATTGAAGATACTGATGCCTACTTGTCTGCTTATCGTAAGATACCCTATAGCTTGATAAGACAGGAACTGGATGTAGATGCTACAGATGTTACAGAGGAATTAAATCAGATTTGTAAGTACTATGGCATATATAAGAAGGGCAAGAGTTTTACAGTTGAGGGTACTAATGGAGATTATACGCCGGCTATGTTGAGATATAAGATGTCGGCAACTCTTGTAAATAAGGAGGCAAGGTTCCTCTTCGCTGAGCAGCCCGACATAAAAGTCGAGCCTAAAGGTGATGTAGGTGAGGCCACAGATGACTCAAAGAAAGCACTTATTATTCTGAATGACTTGGTAGAAACAGTACTTAGGAAGAATAATTTTGAAGAAATATTGCTGAAGGCTGCTAAGGATTGTTTTATTGGTAAGAGAGTAGCTTGTTTGTTGAACTTCAATGAGGAAGATGGCATTACAATATCTTTCCTTACAAGTTTACAATTTATTTATGAAACAAAGCCTGGCAATCCAAGAGAGCTTTCGAAGTTTGTTAGCTTTACGGTTATAAAAGAAACTAAGAACCAAAGTGCGAAAAGAATATTCAAAAAGAAATACGAAGCCGAATGGGTAGATGGTAAGAAAACTGTGTACCTTGAGGAAGCAATTTATAATGGTGTAGGGGAGAAAGTAGAAGATGTGACAGAAAGGTGTGAAATCAAGCTTAATTTCATTCCGGCTGTTATTATCATTAACGATGGGTTGACAAGTGAGCAGACCGGTGAGTCTGATATTGAAACATTACAGGACTTTGAGCATTGGTATTCCAAACTTGGTAATGCTGATAGTGATGCAGAGCGCAAGAGTATGAACCCCACTAAGTATTTGGTTGATATGAATAACAATTCTACAAAGAATTTGTCTACATCAGCCGGTGCTTTATGGGATTTAGGTTCAGACCAAAACCTTGAGGCCCCAAATCCGCAGGTAGGTTTACTTGAGCCGAGGATGTCATATAGTGATGCCTTAAAAATATCTCTTGACCGAATTAAGACGGCGGGATATGAGCAGGTTGATATGCCTAACATTACAAATGAAACCCTGTCTGGTATGATTACATCAGGTAAGGCATTGAAAGCTATATATTGGCCGTTGATAACTCGTTGTAAAGAGAAGATGAAAACATGGGGACCGGCTATTGAGAACTTAATTGATATGTTGATAAAGGGTGCTTATACATATCCGAACACTATTAAGAATTATGTAAATGAAGCACTTATGTCAGTTAATTATGAAATTGGCGTAACCCAGAATACTCCACTTCCCGAGGACGAGCTTGAAGAAAAGACATCAGATTTAGCAGAGATTGAAACAAAGACTTTGTCACGTAAGTCGTATATGAAGAAATGGAGAGGCTTGACAGATAATGAAGTAAATGATGAACTCAGGCAGATTGCTTTGGAGTCGCAGATACTAGAAGATAGCTTTGCTGGTTCTTCTAGTGGTTTCAATGGAGATAATACTCCTTTATCTGGTAATAATGGTGCAGAAGAGTTTAGTCTTGCTGGTGGCAATGTACTTAAGCGTGATGGTACGCAGGGTAAGAACTCAGGTAGAGGCGATAAAGCAAATCAGGATGGTCAATCCGGTGAACAGGTTCAACAGACTCAGATACAGGAAGTAAGTCAGGGTATGAGTAAACTTAACGGTACTCAGATTTCAGCATTGATTTCTGTTTTAACTAACTTCAAGAATGGCGTATTCAGTCAAGCACAGGCCGAAGCAATAATTAGGACTATGGGATTTGATGCTGAGTTTGCTAAGAGTTTGTTGGAAGAGGAGCGGGAGAAAATAATAGGAGGTCTCGCAAATGTCTGAAAACAAAGACTTAATTTTTAAGGATGCTTGGGAGGCACGAGATAGCATAACCAAGAGACAAGAGCGAGAGATAAGAAAGTTATATAACGATTGGGCAAGAGAGGTAAGGGACCAGGCTAATGCTTTACACAGGTCTGGTTCTGCTGGCTCTGCCAGTCAATCGCGAGAATTGGCTAAGATGTACTATCAAATGAGAAGTGCCAGTAAGCAATTAACAGCCGAGATAAATACCTCGGTGAAAAATAATGTTTCTGATGTGGTAGATGCTACAGTAAGAACAAATAAAAGGTGGTTACATTCTCTGGGTTTCACTAATGCCAGTATTGATACCAAGTTTTCCTTTGTAAAGGATATGGCAATAAGAAATATCATAACCGGTAATGTGTATCAATCTGGTTATAGTTTGAGTAATAGATTGTGGATGTATGAAAAGTCTACAATGAAAGATATTTACTCGATAGTGGCTAAAGGTATAGCGCAGAATTTGTCAATTAACGATATTGCCAAGCAGCTAGAAAAATATGTCAACCCGAACGCTCGTTGTCCGGTTATGGGTATTCATAATAGAGTGGTTGATTATAATGCTCAGAGATTAGCAAGAACGTTAATTCAGCATGCATACCAGCAGACATTAGTAGCTCTCACAAAAGATAACCCATGGTGTAGAGGTTATATATGGCACGCAACAAGTGCACATTCTTGTGAAGTATGTGAGGAAAGGGATGGACAATTTTTCACAGCAGAAGATTTACCACTTGACCACCCGAATGGTATGTGCACAATGGAACCTGATATTGATATGCATGAAGCTTTGAAAGACATTACTACTTGGGAAGAATTGTCAGAGTTTGATAAGTTCTTTGAGGATTTAGACTTCAGACCTGATATGGATTGACCAGTGACCTCATATTCGATTGGTACAATAAAAGTCGGTAAAATCTATATTGAATTTTTAAGGTTCGACTATGGGCGAGATAGAGGCCCTGGTAGAGGTACCTTTGGAGCAAAAATTTTTAGAATTTTTCAGAAATGTATTGACAGGTATTTTTGTGTATGATATAATTATTTAAGGTGCAAAGAGAGGTATAAATTATGGCTAACGATATTAAAAATGTTATGGCATCTTGTAAAGAGTGTGGTCACAGATTTCAGTTAGGTACAACAGTACCGGTTAAGTATCAGATGCCTTACAGAGATAAAGGTGGTAAGTCAATATTTCTTACATATTACGACTGTCCACAATGTGGAACGACTCATTATGTGCAGATTGATGATACACATACGCTTGAGTTAAAGAAAGAAACAGTCAGGATGTTTGCTAGGTTATCCAAGAAGCGAATGGACTTCAAACAGATACCAAAGAAACAGAATGATAAGTTTGTAAAAACCAACAGTAAGCTTACGGTAACAAGACAGGAGCTGATGAAGCAATATGATGGTCAGGTAGTATTTGATGCCGATACTGGAGCTGAAGTTGAGCTACACTTTACTATTGTGTAGAGAGGTAAGATACCGAGTAAGTACATTGAATTGAGACGTACCTGAGCGTCGGTAAATAAGCAGAGAACTTAACGTTACCATGAACAAATACATGGAGTAGAAAAGGAGAAAATAAAAATGGGTGAAGAAAACAACAACAAAGACGTTCAGAACAACGCAGACCAGACTGGTGCTCAGGGTAGTACAACTGGAGCAGCCGGTACTCAGCAGAATAATCAGCAGGTAAGTCAGCAGCAGACACAGCAGCAGACTACCGAAAAGATGTTCAATCAGGCTCAGGTAAATCACATGATGGCCAATGAGAAGAAGCAGGGTAGAGCGGCAGCATTCAATGAGATGGGTATAAATCTCAATGACCCCAATGCAGCAAATATGATTAACATGTTTAAGGCTTTTGTATCTTCTATGAAAACCGATGAACAGAAGACACAGGAGCAGTCAGCTGCTCAACAGATTGCATTGGCAGAGTCACAGTCCAAGTTACAGAGAGCAGAGTTCAAAGCAGAAGCATTACAGCTCGGTGCTAATCCCGAGTTTGTTGATGATATTGTTACAATTGCTGTTTCCAAGATGAGTGATAAGACAGATGCTAAGACGGTTATCGGAGAACTGAAAACCAAGTATTCTGTTTGGTTCACACCTGATGCACCAGAAAATAATGATGATAAAGGTAAAGGACAGAAGCAGCAGAACAATAATCAACAGCAGAATAACAACGGTGGAACTGGTCAGAATGGCACAGGTACTTCTGTTGGCAATGGCAGTAAGAAGGCCGGTACTGATAAAGGTACATCAGGCTTAGGCGCTCGATTAGCAGCACAAAGAAATCAGGCGACGCAGAAAAAGTCTTTCTGGTCGTAATTTAACAGGAGGTAGAAAGAATGTTAAACACAGATGGTGTAAGAAAAACATCTTATGGTAAACCCATTCAGATTTTGGCCAACGTAGAGCATCAGATGTCTGTTGGTTGTATCGTACCTAAGACAATGGCTTCTACTGTTGATGGTAAGAGTATTGTTCCCGCAGGTACGGCACTTAACATCAATTTGATGGATTTACAGGTTAGAGCTAAGGCTCCGACAACTGGGTCTCCTATGAATGCGGTATTACTGCATGATGTAGATATGACCAATGTAGCTGAAGGTGGTGCTATGAACGGTACAGCTCTTATTTGGGGGTTTGTTAACGTTAACAGACTTCGTACGGCAGAGCAGTCTTCAATTGTTACAGCAGCCGCCATTGATGGTGGAACCGATAAGATTACGTTATTAAAGGCGTAATCGTAGTAAAAGGAAAGGAGAAACAACAGTTATGTCTATTTTTGATTTAATGAATAGTACCGAACTGGTAGCTTATTGGGAAGAGCTGGTAAAAGACGAAGCTCCCTACCCTTGTGAGGAGTTATTCCCGGATGATAAGAAAAGAGGACTGAAGCTTGAGTGGCTCATGGGTGCTAATGGACTTCCGATTGTACTGAAGAACAGTGCATTTGACGCTGCGGCTATTCCTCGTGGAAGAATTGGCTTTGATAAGATGGAAAGCCAGATGCCGTATTTCAAAGAGTCTACATACATTGACGAGGAACTTCGTCAGGAATTAAACCTGGTACTTGAAACAGGTAATCAGGCGTATATCGACTCTGTTATGAACCGTATCTTCAACGATGAAACACGTTTGCTTCGTGGTGCAAGAGCTTCTCGTGAACGTATGAGAATGATGGCTCTTACTTCTGGTGTTATTGCAATGGCTGCTAATGGACAGACATTCAGTTATGATTATCAGATACCTGCAGCAAATAAGGTTGAGGTTAGTGTATCTTGGTCTGACCACACAAACTCTGACCCGATTGAGGACATTAGAGTTCTTAAAGAGGATATTGAACAGAGAACCGGTTGTAAGATTACCCGTGCAATGTGTGATGGTAAGACTTGGAGGGACCTCCGTGCCAACGAAAAGATTAAGAATGACATTTATGCTATTCGTTCTAATGTTGGCTCTATCACCAATAAGATGTTGCAGGACTACATCGCTGACCAGTTAGATGGTCTGGCTGTTCGTACGAATGATATGAGATATGCAGACGAGAATGAGACAACTCAGAAGTTCATGCCTACCGATACATTTGTTATGTTCCCGGGAAATCCTCTCGGTAAGACAATGTTTGGTACCACTCCTCAGGAGAGTGACCTTATGGCTGGTAACGCTGCTAATGTAACTATCACTGATATGGGTGTATCTGTAACAACAGTTCAGAAAACAGACCCTGTCAATGTAGAGACAATTGTGGCTATGATTTGTCTGCCTTCATTCGAGCAGGCTCATACAGTCGGTATTATTGATACAAAAAAATAAGAGTGTCTGGCAAATAGGTGGATGATTGTTGTAAATGACTTTTGTCCACCTAAATAAAATATAAATGGAGGTAAACATTATGGTAACGATTTCCAATGGTGTAAGAAGTTTCAAAGTACCCAGTGGTTCTGTCAAGGCTTACGAACCTGCTGGCTATCATGTAGTCGGTAAAGGAGAAGAGCAGTCTGCTGAAGTACCTGTTAAAGGACAGCAGAAACCTGAGAATGAGGACATTGATTTTGACGGTGAAGGTGGAGAAAGTCAGGAGCCTGATGCAGACGATAAGTTTGTGACAGAGCTGTTGGAGAAGTCCTTATCCCAGTGGTCGGCTGATGAAACCAAGAAGTTCGTATCTATTAAGGGTATCGACACAACTGGTGCTAAGAAGCTCGGCGATGTGAAAAACATCATCAAGAAGTATCTTGACGACGAGGCTAAGAACAACTAAGGAGGTAAAGGCCGTGACCGATGTAGAAAGGATATACAGAGAGATTAGGGAACAGCAAGCTCCATACTTCGAGAAAGGCGATATTGAGTACTATCTTGAAAAGAACCATGGGGATGTTGAAGCTACTATCTATGAGATGTTAATCATCAAGTCTGAGGACTCCAAGCTTGAGGTTAGCGGCCTTATTACCGGTGACTCTTCAAGCTATTTTAAGAGGTTAGCCGACAGACATAAACCGTTCAATTCAGGTACATTGATAGGAGGCTAAGTATTATGGTTAATAAAAGATTTCAACTTATGAAGTTGGAAAGAGAAATTAAGCGACAGGGCATACCGTTTAAGTATTATCGTATACCGAAGAACCAGTATGGAGAGCCTGACTTCGATAAAGACCCCGAGTTTCTGAAAGAGATAACCGGTATGTACCACGAGTTTACAGCTCACATGACAGATACCGTTGTATTACTTACAAGTACGATAAATGCAACAGCACGTACTAAGAAAACTCCTCAGAGTTTATGTAGATACGATGACGTTCTGTTTCAAAATAAAAGTGGAGAACAGGACCACATACAAATAGGGGATATAGTAGAGTATAACCATAGAGTTATGCGAGTATCAGGCTTACAGAATATAATGGAATGGAATATGATTGTTGATGTTTCATTCGAGGAGGTAGACGATGGCACTGACTCTTATATTAGACGAAAACAGAAATCAAGTGAAGTCGAGATTGACACGGATGCAGCAGCAATATCGTCCAATACTCCAAGCTTATATGGTAAAGAAAGCTCAGGAGATGGAGCAGTACATGAAGTCTAACCATCCTTGGCAAAACAGAACAGGTAATGCAGAAATAGGCTTATCTGCTAAGTTAACCAGTTCTAAAGCTCAGTATGTTCAGACTATAACTCTAGCTCATGGGGTTCCGTATGGTGTATATCTTGAGTACAGTATGGAAAGAAGATTTGCTATTATAGAACCTACAATGAGGCTAATGGGTCCCAGAATAGTGGATGATTTATCCATGCAGCTTGGTATGTTTGTCGGCATGACAGAGAAAGGCGGTGCTAAATGATTGATACACAGTTATTTGAACCATCTGACTCTCGTTGGGGTGATATTCAGTTGCAGCTTGAAAGCTGGTTTAAGGAAAGAAAATTAAATGTAAAGGTTTATCCACCTGGAATGAAAACCGGTGATTGTACAGAACCTTACATAGTGGTCAAGAATGACGGCTCATATAAGCATGCAAACTTTAGTACAAATAGAGATATGTATGCTATTATGTGTTATGTACCAAAACAACAGTATTCTAAGTTAGAGCCTTTGGTACAAAAAGTAAAAGAGGCTATGAAGCCGCTAGTGCCTATGATTGTTCCATACGGTCAGGAAACACCATCGTATTATGATGATACATGTAAGGCACATTATATTTCAGTAGAATATGAGAATTACAAGAAATGTTAAGGAGGTAAGTTTAAGATGGGTGAGAACATCAGAAAAGCAAGAAATGAGATTGCTACAATTGACGTTGCTCTTGTCACCATTCAGACCCGTAGTGGCTTCGAGTTCGGTTTTGAAACGGCAAATCAGATTGAGGTAGAGCCGCAGACAGAAACTACAGATGCTGTTAAATTGGTTGTTAAAGGTAGACTTAGAGCACAGAAACCCGCAGAGGTTACTATTACTGGTCACCAGATTACCCTGCACGACAACGTATTTATTCCTGAGTTAGTTAAAATTTTACAGGGTGGTACAATTTTGTATTGGCAGGATGAAGCAAAGACAACTATGGGAGAGGAAGAGACCGATTTTGGAATTGCCAAGTACACTCCTCCTGTTGCAGGTTCCAGTGAGAAAGGTGAGATTTTTATTCTCAATGCATACTCTGCTATATACAATGCTGCGGGTATTATCACTGGTTATGAAAAGACAATGTATCCTAACTGTCAGGGAAATCCGGTTGCTTTCAATTCAGAAGATGGCACATTCAGAGCTCCTGAGTATACTATCAATTCTGCTCCGGATGAAGGCGAGGCTCCTTACGATATGACATGGGTACCGAAGTTACCTAACCTGGTTGACCCGGATGCTCTTCCGACAATCACAATTCCTACCGGTGAGTTACTCGGTAAGGATGTAAGTACCCTTGGTAACTATTCTATCAAAGAGGGTAATATTGTAGGTACACTTTCAAAGGTAGAGGATTATACCGGTTTTAGTTCTGATGTAGAAGAGCAGTCCGGTTACTATATCGCACTTAATGTGGATAAGTGGCAGGGTTCTAGCTTGAGACTTGACAGAACAACAGGTAAAGGTAAACCTGTACCATTCAAGGATGATGGAAATCTTGTTGTAAGACTTGGCGGAGACCAGGAAACTGTGAATACTGCTAAGCAGCTGGTTATCATCATTGATGGTGAAGAAATTAAGTATGACATTATGGTTGTACTTGCAGCGTAGTTGTAAATAAGTATAAATACCTGGGTGGGATTGAAACATATCCTGCCCGAGTGTATTTTTATAAAACAAAGTGAAAAGGAGTAAATATCATGGCAAAAAATTATACAAGAGAACAGTTAGTGGCAATGGGAATGGATGAAGCACAGATTAAGGCTATTCTCAATGTACAGAAAGAAGAAAATAAAGAAAAACAGCATGAAGTGGAAGCACCGGTACAGAAAGAGGAAGCAAAAGTTGTACCTATGGTATCTGCTCATGTGTCAGTTGAACAGAAACAGAGTGAACCGCTTAAGGTAACTACAATGTCAGATTTGGAGAAGTATGTTCACGGTGTTGTTGTACAGTTTCCTCCGTTTGCAGAGGGTCAGCCTTTTATTGCAAGAGTGAAGAGACCGTCTATGTTGGCATTGGTTAAGTCTGGTAAGATACCAAATACGCTTCTTAATGAGGCGACAAACTTATTTGCCAAGGGAGCAGGTTCTATGGTCGGTCAGAATGCAACTACCATTGATGAACTCTTTGAGGTTATTGAGGTAATTGTTGATGCAGCACTTTTAGAGCCTACATTATCTGATATAAGAAATAGCGGTATGGAATTGTCTGACGACCAGTTGATGGCAATTTTCACATACACTCAGCAGGGGGTAAAGGCCCTCGAACAGTTTCGTATGTAGTGAAGATATTTTGAATGTAATTGCTATGGCAAAGCTTTATTATACTAGACCAAGTATGATTATTGGTTTGGTAGACCCATATACTTCTTATTGTTTTGATGAAGCATGTGCTTATATAACGTCAAGAATAAAAGATGGCGAAGAACCCGATTTTAGTGTTAAGGATAAAGGTTCGTTAGAGAAGAAGCATTATAAGTCTCCATCTGAAATGTATAAGAGTATGGGATATAAAAATGGAAGATATACAAAGCGAGCATAAACTAATGAAGGGAGGTGTAAGATATGTCTGTTGGTTTAGGTACAGCTGTTGGTTACTTAACATTGGATGCTTCTGGTTTTGTCAGAGGCATTGATAGTGCGACTGGTGCAATGGGAGACCTTGAGAATAAGTTTAGTACAACGTCGCAAGGTTTACAAACGATAGGTGGTATGTTTAGTAGTGCTGGTACAAAATTGACTGCAGGTCTTACAGCTCCTGTAGTTGGTTTTGGGGCGGCTTCAGTAAAAGCAGGTGCAGAGTTCGATAGCTCAATGTCACAGGTATCTGCTGTTTCAAAAGCTACAGGTGAGGACCTGGAGTTGATAAGAGATAGAGCTATCGAGATGGGCGAAAAGACCAGATATTCAGCAACCGAAGTATCAAATGCTATGTATTACATGGGCTTAGCCGGTTGGGATGCTCAACAGATTTATGCCGGTATTCCTGGTGTGCTTGCTCTTGGTGCAGCATCTGGCGAGGATTTATCAAGAGTATCAGATATTGTAACAGATAGTTTGACTGCATTTGGTAAGTCTGCAGAAGATACGACTGAGTTCGTAAATGTATTAGCCGAGGCTTCTCGTTCATCAAATACGACAGTAGATTTACTTGGTGAGTCATTTAAGTATGTAGCTCCGGTGGCTGGTGCTTTTGGATATAGCATACAGGATGTAGCTATTATGCTTGGTACTTTTGCAAATAACGGTGTCAAAGGTTCACAGGCCGGTACCGGTATGAGACAGGCATTAAATTCTTTGATTAACCCGTCGGATAAGGCAGCTGCACAAATGGATAAGTTTGGTGTGTCATTATTTAATGCTGATGGTAGTACAAAGACCTTGATGCAGGTAATGCAAGAGTTAAGAGGTACATTTGGTGGTTTGGCGATTGATATTCATAATGCAGATGGTGAGGTAATGACCGGTGAAGAAATTATGGAGAAGTATGGTCATGCACTTCCTACATCAGATATGGAGAAATTAACAGCCATTGTACAGATATTTGGTGTACGAGCTCTTCCAGGTATGTTATCAGTTATCAATGCTTCAGAAGGTGACTTTAATGATTTATCTACAGCCATTTACGGTGCACAGGATGCTTATGATGGTTTAGGTACAGCCTTTGGTATGCAGCAAACTATGCTGGATAATGTTCAAGGTGATTGGTACTTATTTACTTCTGCATTAGGCACTACAAAGATTATTATTTCTGATATGGCAAAGGGTGCATTAAGAGAATTGCTTCAGAAATTAACAGAGCTTGTAAATGCATTTAATGATATGTCACCAGAGCAACAAGAGCAAATTGTTAAGTGGGCTTTAATGGCAGCATCTATCGGACCGGTACTTCTTGTTATTGGCAAGATTATTTCTACCATAGGTACACTTATGACGACATTTAAGAATTTGAAAGCTGCTTTCACATTTGTAACTATAGGCTTAACTCATGTTAAAGAGGCTTTCTTGTTAGCCAAAGCAGGTATGACAGGGTTTGCAGGCCAAACAAGTGCTTTAGGTGCTGCTCTTGGTAGTATAACGGCTCCGATTGCTGCTATAATTGCATTGATTGCTGTTTTGGTTGCTGCTTTTGTTAATTTGTGGAAAAATAACGAAGAGTTTAGGGATAAGATGATTGGCATTTGGGATGGTCTGAAAGAGAAGTTATCTACTAGCTTCCAGAAAATAACAGATGCAATAAATTCCCTTGGCTTCGATTTTGAAAATATAGTAGAAGTAATTAAGGCTGCTTGGGAAGGTTTATGTGAGTTACTTGCTCCACTATTTATCGGGGTATGGACATTTATCACAGATACTATAGCTACTTTTGCCGAGATAATTGCCGGTGTATTCCAGGTTATTTGTGGCATTATCAAAGGTATTAAAGATGGTGATTGGTCACTTTTATGGGAAGGTTTAGGCACAATTGTTTCAGCTGTAGTAGAAGGTATTATTGGTTGGATTGATAATATCGGTGAGACAATATGGAATATGGTTCAGGTTGTTGCAGGTTGGTTTGGTGCTGATTGGACAATGACCTGGGATGAAGCAAAACAGGCGGTGGTAGATTGGTTCTGGGGAGTTGTTGAATGGTTCCAACAGTTACCTGGAAAGATTGCAGAGTTCTTTAGTCAGATTTGGACAAATATAACTACATGGTGTTCAAACATGATAACTAATATTGTCACATTCTGCTCAAACTTTTTTAATACTATAATTACTTGGTTCCAACAGTTACCAGGTAGAATAGCAGGTTTCTTTTCAAGTATTTGGACAAATATAACAACTTGGGCAACCAATATGATAGATAAAGCAGTAGAGGTTGGTACAAACTTCTTCAATAATGTGGTGAATTGGTTCCAGCAATTACCATATAAGATTGGCTACTTTATTGGTTATGCTCTCGGCACTGTAGTTAAGTGGGTAGCCGATATGTTGGCTAAGGCTTATGAATTAGGTTCTATGTTCCTAAATCATATAGTTACTTTCTTCACTCAGCTACCTGGAAAGATATTGACATTTATAACTTCGGCTTGGAACAATGTGGTGGCTTGGGCTACTAATATGGTGAATAAAGCTAAGGAAATGGCTCAGACATTTCTTAATAATGTAGTCACATTCTTTACACAGCTTCCAGGTAAGATTTTGAATTTTATTACAAGTGCTTGGAATAACGTAGTTACATGGTCTACTAACATGGTTAACAAAGCGAGAGAAATGGCAACTAATTTCTTGAACAATGTTGTTACTTTCTTCACTCAGTTACCAGGTAAGGTACTTAATTTCATTACATCAGCATTTAATAATGTTAAGACTTGGGCGACTGATATGGCAAATAAGGCTAAGGAAATGGC